CTAACGGAGCATGGTCTAGGATGAATACTACACAAATGAAACCCGGAAGTTTTTACACCGTTAGAAAGATATCTGTTAACACCGTAGAAGTAGAACTTAAAAAGGAAAAGAAAATGAATTGGTTTAAGAAAATGTTAGCAAGATGGTCGCGTGAAGCATGGGAAGTTCCCTGCAATTCACCAGTAGATATAGAAAGCAACAGTCCTGACGCTAGAACTAGCATGAGGTTCACAATCTATCCGGCTTCGGGTGGATACGTTATTGAGCATCATCGTTATGAGCGCCACAGAGATGGTGAAGGTCCTTCCTTGACTATCGTTAACAACGGTGATAGTCTTGGTAATGCTGTTGAACACATTCTTACTTTGGAAGCGTTGAAAGCATGATTCAACGCTTCCTTAGAAGGATGCTTGGTCGTTGTGTAAATTGTGGACGCAGTTACGATTACCATTATATGTTTGGTAGATTGTACTGTAAATGTGAGGAAGAACGTGGCTAAAGAGAAACTATCAGCAGACGAAAAGTTTACAGGTCATGACTTTGACTTGTTTGAAGCCCTTACGGCCATAGACAAGAAGGACTATTCGTATTATGATAGGCTCTCTACAGAGCAGCAGAAGAAATTTGTTCCGTTCATGATGCTGCACTGGATCAGTGCTGTGAAAGGTAACAGAGATATACAATCCTATTATCTACAAAGCACTGATTACCACGCCAACAAGTATCTATTTAACGAGAATGTGCAGAAACACCAGAAGTTGCAATGGTTGATGTTATGTGCCGCAAGTCCAGGTATCGGGAAACAGTTCCATCAATGGATTCCGCATATCAGGGATCGGGTGAGTAAACTAAAAGAGAGTCCAAAGCACAAAGAGATCAAGGAATATTTTAAGAAAATCTATCCTAAGACAAGTGACAGCGATCTTACCCTTCTTAGTGATGCGTATGTTGACAGTCATCGCAAGAAAATGTATCTTGCAGAGAAGTTTCCGGAGTTAAAGTATGATGAGATTGATATCCTAAGTGGCATTATTACAGACGAAGACATTGAAGACTACGAAAAAGCCCACGGTAATTAATACTGGATTCAGTTGTGAATTCTGTAACCGTAGTTTCCAGAGAGAAACTTCGGCGATGAACCATATCTGTGAAAATAAAAGACGACATATGGATAAAGACAGACCGGGTAATCGTATTGGTTTCCAGTCTTGGCTTAGTTTCTACAAGAAGAACACAGCGACCAAAAAGGCACGCACATACCTAGACTTCAGCAAGAGCGCGTATTATATAGCCTTTGTAAAATTTGGTCATTATTGCGTGAATATCAAGTGTATCAATGTCAATCAATACGCTGACTGGCTTCTAAAAAACCAGATCAAGGTTGACAGTTGGTGTAGTGATGTGAACTATACTAAGTTTCTAATAGATTATCTCAAAGCCGAAGATCCATTAGATGCTGTCGCTCGTAGCATTGAGAATACGATTGAACTATCAAAAGAAGCAGGCATTGAGAGCAAAGATTGTCTACGATATGCGAATCGTAATAGGCTATGCTATATGATCACTGCTGGTAATGTCAGTCCATGGATGTTGTATCAATCTGAGAGCGGAATCCAGTTGATTGAAGATTTGGATGAGTCACAGCAGAAGATGATCATAGACTATATCAATCCAGAACAATGGGCTATCCGGTTCAAGCGAAACAGCAATGTGGTTGGTCAGGTGAAAGAACTGTTGTCACAGGCAGGGTACTGATAGGTTAAGTATGCATCATATAGAATCTATATCTTTAGGGACGATGATTCATGAATACCAAAATTTTAAGAAATGTATACCATGGCTTCCTAAAAGGTGTTACTTATCTAATAAATTACTGTGGCTGAAGCCTTGTTATAGGGCACAGTGGAAATATGATCCGCACTTGCACATATGGATGAGTGAGCGTGAACTAATCATTTACCGATTGAATGAATAATGTATGAACATCATTACGATGTTAAGAGAGGTTGGACCGAAACTAATCCGGGTTGGCATGAGGTAATAATCTGGCATAATGATGATGATTGGATCCTCCAAAATGCTCAAAAAAAACATGTTGAAATCTTAATTTGGTTATATGATAACATAGATAAATGCGAACGACATTGCAGATGGTGTCATACACCTGGAACTACAAGAGTGAAGTTTAGATATGAAAGGGATTATATATGGTTCAATCTGACATGGGGCTAGCTCCGGAATATATAGACGTAGTACCCGAAGTTCGCAAGGTAAAAAAAATGATCTGGAACAATGATGAATGGGAAGAGAAGATGTTCTTTAGAATGCTTCCTCCTGATGGTATTAAGGGTAGGGTTTCTAGGATGGAGCAATGGTGTAGAGAACGCTACGGTGAACCCGAGCTTTATGGGCCATGGTTCAAAGCATCTGCATACATCATCATGGATGAAAAAGTCTATGTTTTCTGGAAGTTGTGTGAATAATATGTTGACATCATATTCAAAGTTTGACGTATTTACATAATGGTAAAAGTTGGTAAAGAGTTTGGTGGCGACATAGATCCTGACGATCCGGATATCGCATTCCGTAAACACCGATGGACTTATTGGGCAGCACTTAAAGGTGTTCGTATTGAATGGATGGAATCTAGGACTGAATTTGATGTAAAAGAGTTTTTGGACTACGTCAGGGACACTTATGGTATATCAGCCAATGCCGATAATGGCATGATAACCGACAAATGGGAAGTAATTGACGAGCAGAAATACCTGATATTTTTATTGAAATGGTTATAAGGTTTTTATAAAAATATCTATGGACTTTATTGATGAGATGATTGACCGTGTCGGGTATGCCGGCGAAGATGTGCAGTAGGAGCGGGGGCAGGCACTGCGTAGGTAAAAGCTTGGTGATAGGCATCGCTTGAGATGATCGTAGTCTCAATCCATAACTGTAGATAACGATTGGGTGTGTTTGCTGTGTTGCCTTCTGTATGACTTATGCCAAAACCACTACTCATACGTTGTACTGCGCCAGCTGGCACTTCAACATCATTTCCTAAACTGTCTACATGATGACTACTGCCTTCTACAACATAACCAAATATTTCCATGTTCTTGTGTTCATGCCAAGGAACTTGCCAACTATATTGAACACGGTCATCGTTGATGGTCTGTAAATCGCTAAAATTCATATAGCGACTATCATAATAACTAGGAAAACTAAAAGTCCTTCTAGTATCTATAAATGGTGCAACTATGTGTCCTCTAGTATTTGCCTGTCTATGTATAATCAAATGTGTACCTATTTGTTTGTAGGTAACTTGCTGCGTTGATATTCCCAAAAGCCTGGTTGACTTGGGTGTGTTGGAGTTGGTGTTGGAGTTGTCATGTTTATTCCTTAAGTAAATGTCGCAGGGAAAATGAATGTTGATGGGAAAGTAGTAACATTGTTCATGTAGAACGTAAACTCAGGACCACCGCCACCGTTATTATTTACATTGACAGTCATCGGTCCAGTATAAGTGCTTCCAGCTGCCCAAGTCACGGTCTTGTTTCCCGTACCATATGTGCTGAAGAATGCTAAGTTATTAGCAGTCAGATAGTTGAAGGCAACACCGTTTTTAATATTGCTAGTGCCGCTTACAGCATTGAGAATAAATCCGTTGCTCAACATAGTAGCAGTAGGATCCTCAATCCATTGATTTTGAGTTCCGCCTGAGGTCATCTCAGTGAAGCCGACAATACCGTTGCTACCGCTTGGGCCGGGAGGACTGCTACCGCCTTCTCCGATACTGATGCCGCCACCAATACTGATTCCACCTTCTACTCTAATTCCTGCTACTGACATAATTTATGATCCTCTTGTTTAGTATATTTATCACTTGTGATACCGCATCCTGCGACGAGTAATGTGCTAAAAGTTGCTAAAATGGTCTTGTTCATATTATTCCCCTGATGCCGCGAACTACATTTTTATTTATCTTTCTGCTTGACTTCGGTCATACACTGTAGTATATTAAGCTATATCATATAGGAGATAATATTTTGTCACAATCGGTTATGATTGATATGGAGACGCTTGACACTTCTCCAGACACGGTGATCCTCACTATCGGTGCAGTGATCTTTGATCCTAAGGGACAAGGTGTTGTAGAGCGTCTAGAACTCCGTCCAACGATTGATGAACAAACAGATGTTTATAATCGCACGATCAGTGATGACACCCTGCGTTGGTGGAGCGGACAGAGTCCAGAAGCGATTGAAGAAGCCATGGGTGATCGTGACCGTATTCCATTCAAGGAATGCATGGAAAAACTTGCTAAGTTCTGCTGGAACCGTGATGCAGTATGGTCACATGGTGCTATTTTTGACATCATGATTGCTGAATCCTCATTCCGTCAACTTGGTATAAACACTCCTTGGCGGTTTTGGAATGTCCGTGACACTCGCACCCTCTACGACATGACTGGAGTCAGCCTAAAAGATGATGGACATGTCACGACACACAAGGCAGTGGAAGATGCCGAACGCCAAGCTATCATCGTCCAGAAGGCTTATCTGAAGTTGATGAAGGCCGGCTTGACACCTAAATGAGGATTGATTCGGACGTAGATATAGATGTGGGTGATCGTGATAGGGTTCTATCATTGATCAAGCATGTCCATGCCTCTATGCGTAATGTGAATCCCATTCGCAAGCATCCATCCGGATTCTATATCACTGACATTCCCTATGATCCTGTGATGGATATGGCAGCGATTGATTATACTGAAGCGGAGGCTCGTGGATACTTCAAGATAGATTTGCTGAATGTATTCGTTTACTCGCTTGTCAAGGATGAAGCACATCTTGAGCGATTGATGCAGGAACCAGATTGGTCTATGCTGAATGACAGAAAAATCGTTGAGCAATTGATACATTTGGGCAATCATTATAATTCTATACAGAAGATGCCTGAACCTATAAATAGTATTCCTAGACTAGCGATGTTTCTAGCAGCGATACGACCAGCAAAAAAACATCTCATCGGTAAGACATGGAAAGAAGTGAGCCAGACTATTTGGGAAACGGATCAATCTGGGTACAGCTTTAAAAAGAGTCACAGTATATCCTATAGCCAACTAGTGGTGGTACACATGAATCTATTAAAAGAAGACAGAACACAATGACACTAGAACTACTCAAAGAAAACGACCCTCAATTACTTGAAGTTTCTGAACCATGGGACTTTGAGGTTGATGGCGACCCTTCACAGTTGGTTACATATATGAAGGAAGTGATGGCCGACCACGGTGGTATCGGTCTCTCTGCCATTCAATGTGGGGTAAAAAAGCGTGTATTCATCATGGGCACGATAGATAACTTTGTGGTTTGCATCAATCCAGCGATAGTCGCGATATCCGATGAACGGGTGCTTGATCAAGAAGGTTGTTTGAGTTTCCCTGAACTCTGGATGAAGGTGAAGCGTCCGGCAGGAGTGTCGGTGAAATATCAGACCGTATCAGGTAAAGAAGTTGAAGACACCTTGATGGGATTCCAGGCTCGGATCTTCCTACATGAATATGATCACGGATTAGGTATTACATTTGATCAGCGAGTAGGAGACCTTACATTGAAGATGGCTACGGAAAAAAGGAAGAAATGGTTGAGCAGGTTGCCTAGACTCTAAGGCATCCTTTTTACTAATGTGATGCTACGGCGCTTTGATCTCTTTTTAGTGAAATCAGACATACATACAACTGGCCCATGAACTACCTGCAAACTCTTGTTGTTAAACGTCCTGATATATGGTTTGAACACATTCCATTCGGTCTTTAGGAACAGGTTGATAGGAATCGTTCTATTAGATTCCCACCACCACACATCACCTAACTGTAGGAACTTGGACTTGAGATCAACTTGAACTATAGCACCGTAATCGTATAGAGTCGTTACCATGTCATCACGATTCTGGATTATACCTACATAATCTTGACCGGCATAGGAACAAACCGTGATGAACGGATGGGCTTCTGTAAGTTTCTTGAAAAAGTCGTTTGCTTCCATTGTATATATTTAATCAAGGAAGCCCAAAGTTAATATTTTAATATTTTAAAGACTAAATATATGATAAGAGGAACAACAGATGTCCTATGCGACCCAAGTTTTTGTTTATACGCAACGACAGATTGTTATACTCCAATCAGGATTTTCAGGGAGAATCTACTTGCCACAATATGCCCGACCATTAACACTCAACAGGGGTGTAGATAATCAGATTATTTTTCAGTTCCTGAACAACGAACAGAAGCCTATTGATATTACTGGAGCACAGATCACTTGTAGGATCATAAGTTATGACGGTAATGTGACTCTCCTATCCACGTATCTTAATCCAGGACTTACACTGAATGGATTTGCTACCTTGGATATAACTGCCGCTGACCTAATGGAAATCAATCCACAGAAAGCTTACTATTCACTGGAGATTCCAGTTGGAACATTCAACTATCCTGTATTTGTGGATCAGAATGCAGGTGCAAGGGGTGATATGAATATCGTTGATTCCATCCTTCCATCCTTTGTCCCTTCAGCAAATGTCACGATTCCTACTGGTCAGGCATTTCCTAATACGAATCCTGAATACAGTCCGGCAAACGGCTATGTCTATTATACGAGTGTCATTGACACGAACAGCAATCCCGTGCTGACCATCCAAGCATCCTATGATCAATTTTACGGTAATGTTATCATTGAAGGATCAGTACAACCAGATGTAGATTGGTATCCTATCCTGACCAACACATACGATAATGTCAGTGCTACGATGGGATATGTGATCGAAGGTTTCCATCCCTTTGTGCGAATGGAGTTTGACAGCAATTCAGGCGCGGTTCTAAATATCCTATCTAGGTAACCTATTTGCTTGATTTCTATATCAGGTCTGTTATAGTAGAGTTATGTTTGATATCCTGACTATCATACCAGGTAAAAAGAAAACCACGGTAAGCGGTTGGATAAGTTTCAACGCTCCTTGTTGCCATAATATGGGCCATCGTCCAGACAAGAAAATGCGTGGCGGTATCAAGACTGACGGCACTAACTGGAATCTACATTGCTTCAACTGCGGATTCAAGTGTGGATTTACCTTAGGTAAGAATATCACTGGTAACACACGCAAGTTGCTTACTTGGTGTGGCATGGATGAGCAGGACATAAACAAGTGGAATCTCTACAGTCTACAGCATAAAGATTTGCTAAACTTGACTATGGTCAAGAAAAAAAAGAAGAAGATAAACTTTGAAGAGGTAGTTCTTCCTGATAATATGGAAATGATCTGCCCGGAAAACCCCGATCATCAGAAATATGTAGACTATCTCACTAATAGGGGCATAGGTATATACGACTATCCCTTCATGATAACTCCTAAGGATCAGGGTAGGAATGCTGATCGCATCATCGTTCCATTCACTTATGAAAATAGAATAGTTGGACACACGAGCAGATATCTAGATAATCGTGTTCCTAAATTTATTACCCATCAACAACCCGGATTCCTCTTTGGATATGATCTACAGAAGCCTGATTGGGAAGTATGTCTGGTATTTGAAGGCATATTTGATGCGTTGAGCCTCAATGGATGTGCGCTAACTACGAATACTATAAATGAATTGCAGGTCAATATTCTACGGAATCTACAGAGGAAGATAATCGTGGTTCCGGATCAAGACAAGGCTGGATTGACTATCTGTGAGCAAGCACTTGAGTTAGGATTCCATGTCTCTATTCCTGATTGGGGGCCGGGAGTGAAGGATGCCAATGACGCTGTAGTAAAATACGGCAGACTACCGACGTTATTATCAATTTTACAAAATGCAACTAATAGTTCCATTAAAATTAAATTGATGAAAAATAAAATAATGAAAAAATTATGATATTAACATCCATCCTTTAACAGATTTATATCTTCCTATTACCATTCTTCCCACATTAGTTCTATTTAAATTAAATTTTTTACAAAAATCACATCTAGTCATACTTACAATTTCGGAAGTAATTTTGTTTCTGAAGGTATAATTAGTATGATCATATTTGTAATTATTTTTTCCTAATAGATTATGTGTTCCATTTGTTACCCTATCAGTTTGCAATAAATACACATATGCTGATGTTCTCCCCAGAACGTTAGAGTAGTTGGGGTGGGTCCCGCGAACTACACATCTTTATTTATCCCAAATGTATTGAAGTCATAAGAGAAATATTGTATAATAACTACATGATAAAAGAATATAACCGGGACATTCAGGAACTCTTCCTCAGGATGATCGTGACCAATGCTGAACTCTATACCAGAGTCACAAATATCTTTAATCCCGAGAACTTTGATCGTACCCTAAGGCCAGTAGCAGAACTCATTGTTGAGCATACACAGAAGTATAGCATCATGCCTGATCATACACAGATCAAGGCAGTCACTGGCGAGGAAATACTACAGATTGAAGAACTAAACGATGGGCATTATGATTGGTTTCTAGAAGAGTTTGAGTCCTTCACTAAGAGACAAGAACTTGAACGAGCAATCATGAAGGCGGCGGACCTGCTTGAGAAGGGCGACTTTGATCCGGTTGAGAAATTGATCAAGGATGCGGTGCAAATCTCATTGCAACGTGACATGGGTACAGATTATTTCGCTGATCCTAAAGAACGGCTGAACAAGTACTTCAATCAGGGAGGACAGGTATCTACAGGTTGGCCCCAGCTTGATCGTGTCATGTACGGTGGTATGAGTCGCGGTGAGTTGAACATTTTCGCAGGTGGTTCTGGTTCTGGTAAATCTCTAGTGATGATGAACATCGCTCTAAACTGGTTACAGCAAGGCCTGAGCGGTGTCTACATCACACTTGAACTCTCTGAAGAACTGACTTCGCTTCGCACAGACGCGATGCTCACGAACATGAGTACAAAGGATATCCGGAAGAACCTAGATGATGCTGAACTCAAGGTCAAGATGGCTGGTAAGAAGATGGGCCAGTACCGCGTCAAAGGACTTCCGGCACAGTCAAACGTGAATGT